CTCGGAATGCAATTGGCTCGTCGATTATTTTTCAAAAGTTTTCGTTGCATGGTTGGGATTCATGATGCTCGAGATTCGTATTCTTGGTACTGCATTCATGGGAGGGTCACTCGCATTTGTTTTGGTGCCCCCCACGTTTACACGAGCCCAAGTTGCGGCAATGACACGTGAAGACCTATCCATCTTCGACTATGTCGAGGTAGATCCCAAGGATATCAATACTATGAGCTTTTCAATGAAGGACTTTCGTCCTCAGCACTTCCATTATGGACCATTGAATGGTAATGATGCCACGACGTTTGGTGGCCATATCGTTTGTATGGTCTTTGGAAAGCTCAACATCTCTCCAAACACGGAAGGGGCATCCCTTGATATCCTGGTGAGAACCAAAGGACAGTATACATTTAGGCAACCTCAGCCCCTCCTTTCAGGAGGAATTCCAGTTGATCAAAATTTCCCCAATTTTTCTACTACCAGAGCATCCCAACATGTCGGCTGCGATGATGCTGCAAGACTTATGGATACATCTTTCCTCCCGTTTCCAGCAGCGTGGCCCCCTCAGAATGGTTTCGTTTATGCAATGCTCCCCACAAAAGCTCAACAAGAAGGAGTAAATGCTTTCATTCTTCCGCTAACACAAGGAATGTCCCTGCTTAATGGATGGAGTGATATCTCAAAATCACTATACATAGAGAGAGGAATTAAATACCAGGCGAATCGTGACAATCCAACAAGCCACTATTACACGACCACACTTAGAAATGCTGACCCGGAGTTTGATCTATACACCAACGAGGATATTCAAACCCGAACACTCTTTTCTCATAACTTGACAAATATCGCAGTTGTCTCAGCTATTGACACTACAGCCGCACTGCCAACGCCAATGCAGCAGTTGCAGATCCGAGTCAATGATGCAGGCCTTGGATGTTACCCCAGGTATGAGAATGCAACCGAATTCCAGATGAAGATCATATTTGCTGAGCCAGGAAATCCGAACAAGAAGCCAGTGGGGCTCTCATGGACCCCATATGCTGGAGTGGGTCTGGATCTGACTAATTACCAACGATTTTCAGAAGTCCCAGATAATGTGAAAGCTATCATGGCAAAAGTCCCAAGTGGAGAGATACCCATGTGTCTCACATCCAACAAAGGGGCTACACTCAGCTTGCAGAGCGTGATGCTTCAGAACGATATGGAGGGTTTTCAATGGCCATCAGCAACGTCAGCAATCTTTTCAGTTAACCGGGATGGAGAGGTTGTCGGTTTTATTCGTGTGTCGTCAGCTGGCTTTATGACAACAAGGTCGGAACTTGGTATCGCCGCCAGCGATAGATTTAGATTCACGCAATGGCTGCCCGATTCAAGCCAAATGCCTGCGAATCCTCTTTCTACGTTCCTCCGTGCCCAACACACAAAGCAGGAGAAACAAATTGCGAAGATGAGAGCTCAATTGTCTCTTCTTCTAGGTAGGTCTGCTAACTAAAGTAAGCTCCCTACAGCGGATAAGTCCTTGGACTAAAACGACGAAACGCCGCAATCAGACTGATTTTAAACTGCCACACTTAAAACAATCTCACAATTACACACAATGTCATTTTCAGACAACGGACACTTTCTCAATACCACAGACGTCAATTTCGGATTCGAATGGGACTTTATTCTGAAACAGGAGAAAGAAATCGCTTCACACAAAACGCTCCTAAATCTCGCTATTCAGGCATACAAAGGCGACAAGAAACCAGAGTTTCTTTTGCAGTGGCACACAAACCAACTCAAAGAACTCAAGCAGTTCAAAACACGCGTAAATCACTTCTTGCAAGAGAAGAACGAATTTGCTTCCAACAGTACGCAAAACGCCAATGCGTGGTTCAAACGATCCAGAGAGCTCCTAAGCGTTTTTCAAACCCCAACGCCATTTGTCCAGACGAGTGCATCTACTGCAAATTTGCAACAAATTCTAACGAGCGAAAGCTCAATTCCAGAGAAACCGGAAGAACTGGTGGGAGAGGACAAACCGAAGATCATCCACACCCTCAGCCAAGCACAAGCTGATTTGGAAGAGTGGGATAAAAATCTCGAACCTGCTGAAATTCTAGTTTTGAGGAAAGTGGACTCGACATCTCCACTGAAACAGAAAGTTGCAACATGGAGGGATCTCTCTTCGACATCATCTTCAACGGGGGAAAAATCCCCAGTCCAAAAGAAATGGTTGGAAATTTCACAAAGGGCCTCAGACTTGCTTAAGGAGACCCCACTGCACTCGCAGACTCCAATCATGAGGAGGGACATGTTCTTCCTAAGATTCAAGGGAAAGGAGAACTCCCAGAAAGAGCAGGATACGAACCACGACACCATTCTTGCCCAGAAGGGATGGGAATCAACATCGGACGCCAATCAAATTCGGGTGTGCGAAGAGTTGCTCGACGAACACGAGAGTACACTCCAA